GGCCTTTCTGTGACCAACTTCCTTTTCAACCTGGGCAATTCCCGGCGGTATATCAAGATGGAAAAGCAGGTTGACATCTTGATGCATAACCGCCTGCGGGATCTGCTGTTTGAGTTTGTGCACGACTCCCACAAAAGCGAACCCCGGCAGTACCCGGACAGTACCAAAACGAACCCAGACAAGACCTGAACGGTACCCAGACGGTACCTTTGCGGTACCTCGGCGGTACTTGCACGAACCTTTTGACCTGTGATAATGTTATGCTACCAAATCAACGGGAGACGGGAAGCCGCCTCCCGTTGGTGCGTTTTGGAGGTTGCCATGCGTTACACTGGCAAGCAGGCGGATCCGTTCTATTCGTCTGGGCCGTGGCGCAGCGTGCGTATGCTGGCCCTGCAGCGGGATCTGGGGTTGTGCCAGGACTGTGTGGCGCAGTACATGAAGGATCCAGCGTACAAGGTCAAGACGGCCACCATGGTGCATCACAAGATCCCGCGCAAAGAGCGCCCGGATCTGGAATTGTGCCTGGATAACCTGGTCAGCCTGTGCGATCTGCATCATGAGCAATACCATCCCGATCGCGGCAATCGTCAGCAGCCTAAACCAAAGGCGCCGGCGGGCGTCCGCGTTGTGAAGATCTGAAGGAGGAACACGACATGTCAGAGGTTGAGCGTCCGGCACTGGACGCCCAGCTGCGCGAGGAACACATCGCACGCCTGGGTGAAAGTGTGCCGGCGATCCGGCTGTATGACCAGCTCTGTAAGGTCGTGGGTGATCGCCCTGAAGGGATCGACGCAGCTGCGCAGCACATCATTGCGCAGATCGCGGAGCTGGAGCGGATCGCTGAGCTGGCCCGCGAGGACATCAGCGCCAAGGGCCTGCGGGATAAATACCGCAACGGCCGGCAGATCGTGGAGCGGGAAAACAAGTCCATTTCCACGATCCAGCGCTGCATTGAGCAGCAGCGCAAGCTCATGAGCGAGCTGCGGATCACGCCCGCCAGCCGCCGTACTTCACGCCAGGGCAGCATGTTTGATGACGACTTCGATACATTCTGACAACCCAGCCCTGCTGAACAAAGGCGCTCAGCAAAAGCTGGACGCCTTCGAGCGGTCGATCCGCGAGCAGGAGGACGTGATCCGGCGGTTTGACGCCTACATCGATGACGTCATCTCCGGCAGGATCCTCGCCAGCAAGAAGGTCATCGCAGCGTGCAAACGGCACCTCCGGGATATGGACAAAGCTGCCAATGATCCTGACTACCCGTGGTGCTTCGATGCTGCCCTGGCCGCCCGCCCGGTGCGCTTCATGGAAAAGTACACCCTGATGGATGGTGAGAAGGATGCCAACCAGCGCCCCCTGCTGCAGCCCAATCCTGCGCTGGCTACCGGTAATCTTGTCAACGGCCGTCCCATGGACTATGTGGACGACGCCGATATGCCCAACGTGGCTGGCGGCGCTCCGGTGGTCGTGGGTTATCTGAAGGCCTTTGCCACCCTGTTTGATCGCGGCGCTATGGAGCTGGCCTCCACGCCTGTTGGCGGTGGTGCGTGGGAGAACTACACCATCGACACCCGCGCCATCATCCGTCAGGACTATCAGATCATGGATCCCACCGCTGCTGTCATGCTGGCGCTGGCGACTGAATAACAGGAGGCCTGCATGATCACGACCAATACCACCAACAGCACCTCCGTCGGCATCCAGATCAAGGATGAGGGTGGTTCCACCCGGGAGGCTTGCCGTGTCAGCAGCAGCATCCGCGCCGGGCGCATGGTGTCCGTGGTCGTGGACATGCACGACCGGGAAGACTTCTCCGCGCACTTTGATGAGATCACGCAGCAGGTGATGGCCCTGATCAGCGACGCCTTTGGGCGTGCAGCTGCTCAGGGTCTGCCTGTTGCCGCCATGAGCGGGGTGAACAGCGATGGCAGCTGCTGACGACGTTGCTGCATTCCGCCGGTATGGCAAGATTACCAAAGCCATGGCGTCGGATGAAGAATGCGAGGACTTCCTGGCTTTTGCTGTGGAAGCCCTGGAGGTTCAGGGCGTCAAGCCCATGCCGGACAGCCGGCTTTACGTCCTGGCTGTCCGGATGCTGGCGCTCCACTACTACGACAACCGCAGCCTGATGGCAGATAAGGACACGCAGATCCCGCTGGGGATGCAGTCCATGGTCAACTGGCTGCACTACACGCCTGCAGCAGAGGGGGCGGCCAGCGAATGAGCTACAACATCGGCGACTTCGACACGGCAGTGCAGCTGCTCCGGTATATCGGAGGCATAGATAACCCCGATATTTCGGCCAGAATCGGCCATGTAAGCGTCCATGTCGAATGCAAGAGAGTGGAACGACTTGCCCTGGCGGCGGCCCTCAGACAGGCCCACAGAGATGCAAACGGCCACGCTTTGCCGGTTGTGGTTCATCGCCGCAGCCGGGAGCCGTGGTTGGTAACAATGGAGCTGACCGACCTGCTGCAGATCATCGGAAAGGGGCCTCCACCGTGCAAGGAATGAACCCCGACCGTTATGTCGTGTATGACGTTGTTCAGCTTGCAAAGAGTCGCAAGGCATACTTGCAAAGAGCTGTGAAAGCTGATGAGCCAATGCAATACTGCGCATACATTGCCGGAAACGGCCACTATTTCAAGACAGAGGAAGAATTGACGAGGTACATCCAATGTCGGAAGAAATGAACGCTCTCGCAATGAAAGCCCAGAACGGGAACAGGAAAGCCCTGTTGCAGTTGTGGCAGGGCGTTTCCCGGTTGGCATACAAAATAGCGATGCGGTACAAGCGCATTGCTGACCTAAATGGCGCGGTAGACACGGACGACCTTAAACAATGCGCTTTCCTAGGCTTCTATGAGGCCGTGCAGGGCTTCGACCCTCTGCAGGGATCATTTCCCTCTGTGCTGTCCTACGGTGTCAGGAGCGCATGCAGGAGCGCTCTAGGGCTTACCGGCAGAGAACGAAAGGAACACTACACCGCCATAAGCCTAGATGCACCAATTCCCGGCACAGACGATCTCACCATTGCCGACACAATCCAGGATCCTGCATCTGCTGACGCCTTTGAACAAACAGAGCTGCGCCAGGACATAGAAAAGGCCCTGCACCGTCTGCCTGATGACATGGAAAGCATTATCCGTCTGCATGACCTGGAAGGGCTCGGCCTGGAAGAAGCATCTGCAAAGGCTGGGCATGCAACAAATACGGGGCGTAAATTGCGCCGTAAGGGCTTCTATAAGCTCAGGCAAGATAGATGTATCCGCGACCACGACCCATCTGTGCGCCTCATATACAAGGGATTCCGGGCATGGGATCGCGACTGGACTAGCGTTGTGGAAGAAGAAGCGTTCCGCAGAATCAGCCGCGGTTATTGACAAAGAAAAAACCGGCAATTAAGCCGGGAAGAATCCATTCTTTTTTAGAACGTCGGGAACCTTTTTACTCTGCACATCCTCCGCATGCCAGTAATAGCTCATGAGGATGCGCCTGTCTGTCAGGTCATGAACCCCGTCGATAATGTTAAGCGCCAGCCCTGCCAGCATGGGCATGAGTCCCGCAGGGAGTTGACCGCCTTTCTCCTGCATCTTGATAGCGTCCCGGTTAAGCCGGAGAACCGCGACAGGGTCTGCAGGGATCTCTCCCTTGATGATCTGCATGAAAGCCAGCAGAGAAGCCTTTTCGTCATTGTTGAGCTGTTCGACCTCTGCCCGGAGCTGGGACAGCATATCGGATTTGTTATGCATTGTCAAAACATCCTTTCTGTGCTATAATCAATCAGCCATTCCGTGATGGCCTTGTCCCCGGTGGAAGCAGCTCGACCCTGCCGCCACCGGGGATTTTCTGTTATACTGCGATCAGGCCAACCAACACGGCCAACAGGGCCGCTATTACGGTTTCTGTCACGTCTTGCCGGATGGCGTCGCGCTTACGCTGTGCCTCAGCTCGTGCCTTTTCCTTGCGGATCATGGCGAGGTAGTAAGGGGAGTTCATGCCTTCCCCCCCCTTACTGGATGCTGAACCGCAGCGCGGTCTGCTTGCTGCTGTACTGCTCGTACAGACCATCGGCCTTTAGCTGGGCCGTATTGACGCGGCTGCTCTCGTATGCCGCGTAACGGATCGTGAATGCGCCAGCGGCGACTGCCTCAGCCTGCCGGGCGTCCATCTCTGCGATCAGTTCCGCCTTGATGGCGTCCGCCTGCTCCTGCAGGGCCTTGACCTCTGCCAGGATCTCTCTGTAAGTCCTGGCCTTGCTCTCCATGTCGTTGATGCTCATTCCGTGGGTACCTCCTTTTATTTTTCTGTCAGGGATTCGGGCAGGTTATTTAGCTCGTGTTCACGGGGCTGCTGGGTGGTACCCGTCTATCCTTCCGGAGAGAGGCGTTTTACGTCGGTGGATCTCTCCACCGGCAACCTCTTGCCCTCCTGACAGTATTGATTATACTACTAACGTTAGTAGTTGTAAAGAGGTTTGGGCCATTTTCTTTGTATTCTCCGCTTTGCACGAATAGCGTTATTAGTTTTTGTTACTTCTAACGGTAGTAGTAAAGCGGCCATTATGATATAATGAATGGTGAGGAGGTGCATATCATGCCCAAGAAACAAACAGAATGGTCACGCAATTACAATGAAAAGGCATACGACCGCCTTGCTATCACCGTCCCCAAGGGGCAAAAAGTCACCGTAGAGGCCGCTGCAAAGGCCGCAGGAGAATCTGTCAACCAATACACACAGCGCGCCCTGCTGGCCCGCATGGGGCTGGAAACGTGGCCCTCTATTGCGGAAGAACGCCGCGAATAATCACAGAGCTGCCGTCGATTGATGGCAGCTTTTTGCATATCCCCAAACCGTCGCTGCGGGAACGGGATAACGGGAATATGGTTCACATGGAGGTTGACAGATAAAAAGTTAATCGCTTTTGCCAATGCGAAATGTTATTTGTCTTACCCTTTAGCACCCTTGAATTTACCCTTTACTGACGCGGAACCGATGGACGCATAAAAACACAAAAATGGCAAATACTGTGGAATCAACGGGTTCAGCGCGATGTGAAGACACGCGAAATCATACCATGGATGGGTGGAGGGTAATTCGAATCCCGCCACTTCGACGCTTGAAACCCTGTAATCTCAAAGGTTACAGGGTTTTTCTATGTCTATTTTTCTGTCCATATTGTTCATTTTGAACCCTTTTGTTTATCCTGTTGGGGTTCAAAACGGGGTTCAAAAAAACCGCCCCTTTCGGAGCGGCTGACGAATCAATCTTCGTCATGTTTGGCGATGCACTCATAATACTTCTTGACCTTGCCTTCGCCTGCATCTTTGTCATGGATGAAAGCCTTGGCCATATCAGCCCAGAAGTCTACCTTGTCCACGCCGTGCTTCTTGGCGACCTTGCAATAGTCGGTGTACAGGGCATTCATCACGGCATAGAATTCGATGACCTTATTCTCGCCCTGGATGCCGAAGTTACCGGCGTACTGCTTGATCTCATTGAAAGGCCAACGCCCGCCAGTCTTGCCATCCTCGGACTTCATGCCCTTGACCCACTTTTCCGCTTCCTCGCGCGTGAGGCGTTCGCCATCATCTCCATCAGCATAGCCCATCATATAGGACTGCGGAGAAGATCGGCCCATGCTCATGCGGTCAGGGTTATAACGCCGACCATATAATCGCATGTCCTCACCACCCTCATCCCGGTTTTCACCAAAACCAATTCGGCGTTTGTCCTGATAGTCGCGGATGTTGACGATGTTGTGATCCCTCATTCGGGAGCCATCTTCCATGCCGGGGCGGTCAAGGTACGGGGGGATATGGGGGTCGGGCCACGGACGATAGGCGGATTCGTTGCCATCGTAGGTCATGCGGTTTCCGTCCTCATGCTCCATGTACCGTCCGAGATAGTCGCGTCTTCGGCGCATTTCGGGTGCATCCATGCCCATGTAGGTGCTGTGATCATTGCCCATGCGGCGGTCATCATCGTCCTCCATGTAGCGGCCCCGGCTGTCACGCTGACGCCGCATCTCAGGAGGATCCATCATGGTCATCAGGCCGCCGTCCATGTAGCGGCCACGTCCGTCGCGCTGCTGGCCAGCTCTTGCCATCGCCATCATGCGCATACCGCTGGACATTTTGCCCATAGTGCTACCCCCTTACGCCACGCGGACCAGCACCAGGCTTGCCGCGTTGATGGTGATCTCAGTCGTGCCGACGTTGGCAAGGCCCACAGTGATGGACGCGCCGCAGGGGACGCGCACCAGCGCGGTGGTCGCCAGCTGCGCTACATCGTCCGCAGCGGCGATGGTCTCGGCCATGGTGGTTCCAGCCAGCGCCTCACCATTGGTGGTGATTGCCAGGGTCGCATCCGTTGCGGCAACCGCCGACGTGACCTGAGCACCAACGCCTACCAGATAGACGCCGGGGCGGGAAATGAGGAACTGGCCGCTGCCGTCCTCATGGGTAAGCCAGCCGCCATTGCAGTGGCAGGAGCCGTTCGTGCGCGCCCGGGAACCGGGGAAAAGGACATTCGCGCCTGCTGCTACGGGTACAGGGATCGTTACATATGCGTTAATCATGCTTATCTCCTTTCAGAAACAGGGGCGGATTTCTCCGCCCCTTTGTGGTTGTGGGGAATGGCGGAGTGCCAAACTATCCCGAGTTATGCAAAGTTGTTGCAGCCGCCGTTGTAGCCGAACTGAACCGTGCCGTAGCCATTCAGCGGGAAGTTGATGGGAGTGGGAGGCTGCACAAGGTAGGCAGCGGTGGGGCAGTCATGGCCGGTGCGGCGCAGGATGGTGGCCACGTTGGCATCCATCGCAGCGGTGAGGTAAGCGTTCTGCGCGGCCTGAGAAGCAGCGTTCTGCAGCTCGGCGATCTTAGCGTCCTTTTCGCGCATCTCGCGGTTGACCTGGTAGTCCATCAGGGCGCGGAAGTTGGCGTTCTGGTTGTCGATCAGGTCGCGGGTGGTGGACTGGATCAGGTTGCGGGTGTCGCACGCCTGGGTGGCCATGTCGTAGCGCACCTGGGCGATGGCCGCGCGGTTCTCGCAGCAGCAGTCAGAGAGCTGATGAGAGAGGTCGCACAGCCCACGATCCACACCGTGGAAGCCGGTCATCAGGGAGTTGTTGAGGGCGTAGGTAGCGTCCGCGATACCCTGCTGGATAGCCGTGATGCCGCTGGTGATGTTGTTCAGTGCGAAGCCCTCGTTGATGTCAGCGCGGGTCGCCATGCCCTGCAGGCCAGCGCCGCCGCCGAAACCGCCAAAGCCGCCGCCCCAGCCGATGCCGCCGCCCAGCAGCGCGATCAGCAGGAGGATGCCCAGCCAGCCGCCGGAGCCGCCGCCGAACCAATCACCACCGTTGTTGTTGTCCTGGCCCATTGCGTAACCCATGGCAAAATTCTCGTCCATAAAATACTCCTTTCTATCTTTTTCGTGATGTCACGAAAATGCTATATGTGCAGGGTGCGTGCACTCACCCGGGACACCTTATCGGATACCCAGCCGCTCAATGAGGGCCGGAATGGTCACGCCGCGCTTGGCGGCAAGGTTCTGAATGATGCCGGTCACCGCCTGCGGTGCGTTGCCGCTGATGATGTCCATCGCCTGCTTGACGGTGGGGTCCTGCTTGGCGAGTCCCGGCAGCACGTCCTGCGGGCGCTTACCGGCGCGGTATGCATCCATCAGGGTCTGCATGGTGTTATTCCTCGGATTCTGCTGGCTTTGCTTTCCGAACAGGCTGCTTGCCATTTGCGATCATCTCCTTCAATTCATCAAATTCCTGCCGGGTGACGTACTCGGGCTGTGCAGACGGGGCAGTCTCCTGCAGCGGCTTGAACTCATACGCCGCAATGGTCGGGTATCCGCCAGCGTCTGTGCGCTTGACGTAGAACACGTCACGTCCTGCATCAAAGAGCGCCGCCTCAGAGCTGGGTGCCAGAGGGTACGCCTTCGCGCCCTCCAGACCGGTCACCTGGATCAGGCCTGGCGCCGTCTGCTGCTGGGGGATCGGGGCCATCGGCGTGTAGTAGCTGCGCGCCGGAGCCTGTGGCTGCTGGTACTGCATTGGGTAGGGGTTGCCGTACTGGTTGAACATCGACATTTGTCATCGCCTCCTTGCACCAAAATTCTCCCACAAACTGGCTTTTTTCACGATGAAAGGACGGGGCAACCTTTGTGCAAGAAAAGTGCAAATCCCGGGCAAAATAAAAAAGCCACCCCCGTAGTGTGGACTGGACAGTTCCCCAGATAGCGGACAATAGAAAAAAGAGGCCTCCTGTTGTAGAATAGAAACTACGACAGGAGGTTTTAGCATGGAAAGAAGATACAAGGTGCTGGAAATCTACAAGGCCACGAAGAAGACGATCAGCGTTGATATGGATGCCCTGTGGGACGGTGGTGCCGATGGCTAATAAGCCGGGAGTGATGATCTACTTTGAAACCGCAAAGGCGGTCAAAGGGCTGGACTATGAAACGAAAGGTAGCTTGTTTGATGCAATCATGGAATATGCAGAAGACGGCGTATGCCCGGAGTTTGACGGCGTTCTGTCTGCCGTATGGCCTTTCATCGCCCACAACATCGACCGAGATTCAGCGCGGTATGAAGAACTTGTTGAACAGAAGCGCAGGGCAGGAAAGGCAAGTGCGGCGAAAAGGCAAGCACTTGTAGACGATCGTCAACAGGCGTTAACAGGTGTTGACGGGTGTCAACAGATTCAACCAACAACATCATCAACCCCAACACCAACGACAACAGCAACAACAGCGGGAGCGTTAACCACTGGTGTTGAAAACACCCCCGCGCCCTACGGCCTGTATGAAAATGTATTCCTGACCCCGGCAGAGCATGAAACCTTGACGGCAGACATTCCAGAGGTTTCCCTTTAAAGGATTCTTCCCAGTATTTTCTTGACGAACGCAGTCGAAAAGCCTATAATGATGTGGTATTGGAAACCTTAACGACAGTTGATACGGAAAGGAAATCCGGCTATGAAAAAATTCCTCAAGGGCCTTTTGATCCTGGTGGCCGTGGTGGCCGCGTTCGCAGTGGTGTGCGCGCTGCTGCCCAAGCCTCAGAACTTCTCTCTTCAGAACCCCATGCTCAAGGACAGCCCTGACAGCCTGCCCATCCTCATCGCCCACGGCGGCGGCAACCGCGAATTCCCCGACAACACCCTCGAGGCCTTCTACAACGCCTACAGCGTCGACCCCCGTGTAATGATGGAGACCGACGTGTCCATCACCAAGGACGGCGTGGTCATCCTTTCCCACGACGTGCGCCTGGACCGCAAGACCAACGTCACCGGCGAGATCGCGGACTGGAACTACGCTGACCTGATCGCCCAGAAGGTCGATTTCGGCTACACCAACGACACCAAGTCCCAGAAGCTGGTGGAGGGCTCTGCGCTGAAGAAGTTCACCACCGAGGACGGCCGCAACGTCACCCCGCTGGACGTGCCCTACCCCGACGGCGTCACGCCCCGCGATACCGAGGTCTTCCTCGCCACCACCCTGGAGGAGCTGATCACCTGCTTCCCCAATAACCGCATCAACGTGGAGATCAAGCAGGAAGGCGAAAAGGGCATGGAATGCATGCGTGAGATCCTGCGCCTGCTGGAGAAGCACAACGCCTGGGACCGCGTGGTGCTGGCCTCCTTCCATAACGACATCTACGCCGAGTACCAGCGCCTGCAGAAGGCCGGCGAGGTGCCGGAGACCTTCATGTGCTCCCCCGGCCTTGGCAACGCGGCGCTGTTCTACGTGCTGCAGCTGCTGAACCTGGACGTGTTCTACACCGAGGAGACCTGCGTCTTCCAGCTGCCCACGGAGTATGAGATCGCAGCCGGCCCCATCGAGCTGACCATCGATCTGGCCACCGAGCACCTGATCGACACCGCCCACAAGCACAACCTGGCCGTGCACTACTGGACCATCAACGACAAGGACGAAATGCGCATGCTGATCGAACTTGGCGCTGATGGCATCATGAGCGACTACCCCCACCGCCTGGCGGAGGTCTACGCGGAGTACAGCAAGTAA